AGCTGAAGTTGAAGAAGCTACTGACGAAGAAGTAGATGAAGCAGCTGACGAAGAAGTAGATGAAGCAGCTGACGAAGATCTAGACGAGTCAGATGACGAAACAGTTGAAGAAGGTTTTGACCTAGATGAGTTTGAAGTAGAAGCTGATCCAATGGACATGGACAAAACAGATGACATGATGACAGACCTAGGCATGGACGACGAAGGTGAAGAAGGCGACGAAGAAGGTGAAGGCGATGTTGAAGATCGTGTAGAAGACCTAGAAGACGCACTAGACGACCTAAAAGCAGAATTTGAAAAAATGATGGCTGGCGATGACGAAGGCGACGACGACGAAGCTGAAGAAGAGCCAGAAGAAGCATTTGCATTTGAAGCAACAGACGAAGAAGTCGACGAAGCAACAGACGAAGAAGTTGATGAAGCTACTGATGAAGAAGTAGAAGAAGCAGCAGACGAAGAAGTTGAAGAAGGCGATAAGTCAGCAAGCGAAACAATGCGTGAGTATGTAGAAAAAGTATCAGCTACAATGGGCGACAACGGTGCAAACACCAAGTCAACAGTAGCAGGCGCAAACGATATGGGCGGCACAGCAGGTAATTTAAACCAAGCTGGTTCAGACGCAAGCGCAGAAGCCGGAGCAGGAAGTACAGTTAAAGGTAATGCTTTAAGTGATACAAGTGCAAAGGACATGAATACCAAGAACGTTAACGTTCCTGGTGGTAAGGCAGCAAAAGCTGGCAAAACCGAACCTGGCCACGGCGCTGAAAAGAAGTCAAAGCCAGAGACTGCTGACAACAAAACATCCGTTGTAGGCAAATAAAAGTAGTTAGGACCAATTGATGAGAAACTTACGAGAGCATTTGACATTTGACCAAGCTAACGTAGTATTAGAGAATGCTAACGAGGGTAAAGACCTTTATTTAAAAGGTATTATTATCCAAGGCGGTATTCGTAATGCTAATCAGCGAGTGTATCCTGTAGATGAAATCGGCAGGGCTGTCAAAACGCTCAATGATCAGATTAGCGGCGGCTATACTCCTCTCGGAGAAGTTGATCATCCAGAAGGACTTAACATTAACATTGACCGTGTAAGCCATATGATAACTGAATGTTGGATGGATGGTAGCAACGGTTACGGCAAGTTAAAAATATTACCAACCCCGATGGGACAACTAGTTAAAACAATGCTCGAGGCAGGTGTTAAACTAGGTGTTTCATCTAGGGGCTCTGGTGAAGTAGACGGCACCGGAAACGTTGCCGACTTTGAAATTATTACCGTGGACGTAGTTGCTCAACCATCTGCTCCTGGTGCATATCCTACTCCCATTTATGAACATCTTATGAATGCAAGAGGCGGATATAAGGCATATGAATTAGCACAGGCTACTAAAGAAGACCCAAAGGCACAAAAGTATCTAAAGGAATCACTGATTAGTATAATCAGTAAACTCCAGTGAAATTAGGAGAACACAATGATTGATGCACTGAAAACACTGTTTGAAAATGATGTTGTTTCAGAGGAAATCAGGGCTGAGTTAGAAGAGGCGTGGACCGCAAAGGTTTCTGAAAATAAGCAGCAAGTAGCTGCTGAACTTCGTGAAGAATTTGCACAGAAGTATGAGCATGATAAATCAACTATGGTTGAAGCTATTGACTCAATGCTTTCTGAGCGTCTTGCAGAAGAGATTGCAGAATTTCAAGAAGACCGTAAAGGTTTAGCAGAAGCAAAAGCGAAGTATGCTGTTGCAATGCGTGAAAATGCAGATCTTCTAAAAGGTTTTGTTGCTGAAAATTTAGCAACAGAAATTAAAGAACTACGTGCAGACAAAGCTGCACTGGCTGAAAGTTATAGCCAGTTAGAAGAGTTTGTAGTAGATGCCCTATCTAATGAAATTTCTGAGTTCTATGAAGACAAGAAAGACTTAGCAGAAACTAAAGTACGTTTAGTACGCGAAGCTAAGACACACTTCAATAAAGTTAAAACTGATTTTATTGAAAGAAGTGCTACAGCAGTATCTGAAATGGTTGGTAACTCACTTAAAACTGAAATTACTTCACTTAAAGAAGATATTGACGCAGCACGAAGAAACGATTTTGGTCGTAAAATCTTTGAAGCATTTGCAGGAGAGTATACAACTAGCCACTTGAATGAGAATTCAGAAGTAGCTAAACTTCTTAAAGTTGTTGATATTAAAGACAAGCAACTTGTAGAAGCAAAAGCATTTGCAACAAAGGCAAAAACTTTAGCTGAATCAGTTAACGTTGAAAAGCAACGTTTAGTTGAAACAGCAAAAAGAGAAAAGATTATGAACGAACTGATTGCTCCTTTGAGCAACGATCAGCGCGAGATTATGACAGACTTACTGGAATCAGTACAAACCACTAGACTACAAAAGTCTTTTGACAAGTACTTACCATCGGTTATCGACGGAAATACTCCAGCAAAGCGTAAGGCAGCAATTACAGAAGGCAAAGAAATTACAGGCAACAGAGAAGAAACAATGACAGCAACTAAAGCAGACGAAGAATCAATCAGTAATGTAGTTGATATTAAACGTCTTGCTGGATTATAATTAAGGAGATAATGATGTCAGAACTATTAGAAAGCCGCTGGGTAGACACCAAAACTGCTCTTCTTGAAGGCTTGCAAGGCAACAAGAAGTCTGTTATGGCTGCTACGCTAGAAAACACCCGCAAGTACTTGTCAGAGAGTGCTACAGCTGGTGCAACAAGTGCGGGTAATGTCGCAACACTAAATCGTGTGATCCTTCCAGTGATCAGACGTGTAATGCCAACCGTTATTGCTAACGAGTTAGTAGGCGTACAACCAATGACTGGTCCTGTGGGTCAAATCCACACTCTACGTGTTCGTTATTCAGACACAGTAGGCGCAGGCGCATCAGGTGCAACAGCAGGCGAAGAGGCTCTAAGCCCATTCAAAATTGCTGAAGCATATTCAGGTAATGCTACATCAGGTAAAGCTGATGCAACAGCAGCACTTGAAGGTGAAGCAGGCAACAGAATGTCAATTCAAATCTTGAAGCAGACAGTTGAAGCTAAGACACGTAAGTTGTCAGCTCGCTGGACGTTTGAAGCTGCACAAGACGCACAGTCTATGCACGGTATTGACGTTGAAGCAGAAATCATGGCTGCATTAGCACAAGAGATTACTGCTGAAATCGATCAAGAAGTACTAGCGTCTTTAGACACACTAGCTGGTGCTGCTGCTGAAACATATGTACAAACAGGTGTTTCAGGTACAGCTACATTCGTAGGTGACGAGCATGCCGCATTGGCAGTGCAGATCAACCGCGTAAGTAACTTGATTGCACAGCGCACACGTAGAGGTGCAGGTAACTGGGCTGTTGTATCGCCATTCGCGTTAACAATCCTACAATCTGCTACAACTTCAGCGTTTGCACGTACAACTGAAGGTGCTTTTGAAGCTCCAACTAACACTAAGATGGTTGGTACTTTGAACAACGCTATGAAAGTGTATGTAAACACTTATGCTGCTGATGATTCAGCGGTACTAATCGGCTACAAAGGTTCAAGCGAATCAGATGCAGCGGCATTCTATTGCCCATACATCCCGCTAATGAGCTCAGGAGTTGTATTGGATCCAGGTACATTCGAACCAACAGTATCATTCATGACACGTTATGGATATGTTGAGTTGAATAACACTGCGTCATCGCTTGGTAACGCAGCTGACTACTTGGGTAAAGTAGACATTACTGACACAGCAGTTAGCTTTAGCTAAGTTTAGTTTTACTAAACAGAAAATAGGTCCTACGGGGCCTATTTTTTTGACTTTAATATTAAAAGCTCAATACTTAACTGTGTCGAGCTTTTTTCTTATTTGATAAATACTAATGTCAGATAGCGAGCCGCAAGGCGGACTTATGCTGCACCACAGCGTAGCTCATAGAACGGGCATAGGACTACTTTTTATAGGAGAAAACAAATGGGAAGACCACTAAACAAAAGATATTTTGGAGAGCCGACAGCAGACGGCAGCGAAATTAAAGTACGTTTTCGTGCTACAGGCCAAGCAGAAGCAAACGGCTGGATTGTAAAGCAATTAGGATCTAAAAAGTTCCGTTGCTATGATGGTACTAATACAATGGATTGTACTTTAGTTGACAAATCACAAGGTACATTAGCTGTAGGCGAAATGACAATTACTGTAAAAGACGATGGCGGAACAGCTCGTCAAGTTACAAAAATTGCAGGACGTAAAGTAACACTTGACACAGGCGCAAGCATTGCTTGGAACTTCAGTGATGCAACTGATGACAATGCAGTTGAAATGGAAGAAGCTGGTACAGATGATGCATTCACTGGCGCAGACGATTTTGAAGCTGACTAAGATTAGTTATGGGGGATTAAGTTCCCCCATATACTTTTTAAATAGGATTAAAGAATGTCAAAATATCTTAACGTAGCAGGAACGCCGGGCGCACTCAATAGCGGAAACTATACAGTATCCGTTCAATC